ATAACAACGCCATTGCTTATCCTCAAGGTATCGCCCTTACAGGATCAATGGGGGAAGAGTCTAATACTGGTGATGCTAACGTAAATGTTACAGGTATTCAAGCAACAATTATTAATGGTGGTGCTGTTGCAGGTTCTTCTGTTTTAGTTTCTACAACTGGTTCTCAATTAACCACAGCTATAGGAGAAGAAGACATAAATGTAGGTGTGCCTATTACAGGTCTTGAATTATCTATATCTAATAAAGAAACTACACAAGACACATTAACTGCTTTTGGAGAAGCTCCTTTTGCTTCTCAAAGTCCTGCTACTTTCTTCATACCTTCTGTTGAAGTGTTTACGACAACAGGTGCTGGAACTCTTCCAAGTTTCTTATTACAATCTACCTTAGGAACTTTTTCAGTTTCCGCAGATGGTAATGTTTCAGTAGTAGTTACTGAACATACACTCAATACTTCTGTTGGAAATGTGAGTATTACAGGTATAGCAAACGTTTCAGTTACTGGTATTCAAATGACCATGACCTTAGGGGAGGAGTCTGCTTTTACAGATCATACTGTTGCAGTTACCGGTCAACAATTAACAATGTCTATGGGAGAAGAAACTTCTACAGGAAATGCTAATGTTTCTTTAACGGGACTTCAATTAACAAATTCTATTGGAGTGGTAACACAAGAGACTCGATATGCCGTCACTGGCAATCAAATGGCTACTTCTATAGGTTCAGTTACTACAACAGGGAATGCTGATATAGATGTTACTGGAATACTATTACAATCTAGTATAGGAAATACAAACGTTACAGCATGGGCTGAAATAGATCCGGGAGTATCTAATGTTTGGACGGAAGTTGATTTAGCGGCTTAAAAAGGATATAATAAATTATGGCATCAAGTTATTCAACAGACTTAAAACTCGAACTAATGGTTACTGGCGAAAACGCTGGTACTTGGGGATCTAAAACTAATCAAAATTTAAATTTAGTACAACAGGCTATAGCTGGATACCAAGCAGTAACTGTCAATGGAACTGGTACTACTACTCTTGCAATGACTGATGGAGTAATTTCAAATGCAAGAAACGCTGTAATAAAATTAACAGGAACTATCACAGGAAATATTATTGTAACCATCCCAGATGGAATTGAAAAAATATATTTATTAGAAAACGGAACCACAGGTTCTTTCACAGTTAATTTTACAACTGTTTCTGGTACAGGTGTAACTTTTTCTACGACAGATAAGGGCATAAAAATTTTATACAGTAATGGAACAAACATTATTGATGTAAATGCTAATTTAGCTTCAGTTGGTGATATTAATTCGGGTGCAATCACAGCTACTGGCAATGTTGTACCAGGAGCAAATGACACCTATGACTTAGGGGCTTCAGGGAATGTATGGAGAAACATATATACTGGGGATTTACACTTAAATAACGAACATAAAAAAGAAGGTAATATTGTTGACGGATCTAAGGGTAGCTGGACTTTACAAGAAGGTGCCGAAGATATATACTTAATCAATAATAAATCTAATGAAAAATTTAGATTAAAATTAGAAAAAATTTAAAGGAGATTTTATGGGTATTATTTCAAACGGAACTACAATAATAGATAATGGTGCAATCGGAACAGATAAAGTTGATACAGCTCAAATTGCAGCTGATGCTGTAGAAGCAGCAGAACTTGCAAACACAGCAGTAACTGCAGGTTCTTACACTCTTTCTTCAATAACTGTAGATGCACAAGGAAGACTGACTGCTGCATCTTCAGGTTCAGCAGGAGCTGGAAACATGATTAATAAATTTTATAAAGTAGGACCTGCTTCAGGAACTTACACTGCGAATCCCGCAGCTTCAAAAATGCAAACGTACATGAATGCTGGTGGCGGAGGCGGTGGCGGAGGTGGAAACCGTACAAATGGTGGAACAGGTGGAGTCGGAGGTTATGGTTTTTACGCTGCAGCCGTAACAGGTGGAACAGGTTATGCTTATAGCGTAGGTGCTGCAGGAAACGCTGGAAATAATGGTGGCGGTGCAGGTGGAACTGGTGGCGCAACAAATATTACAGGCATAGGAACTGTTAACGGTGGAGCTGGTGGCGGAGGCGGAGGAAATTCTCCAGGGTCTCCCGGTAGTACAGGAGCTACTGGAAACGCACCCGGAGCTAATCATACTGATTTTCCATCAGGAGTTTTATGGGGACCAACTTCAATAAGTGGTGTTGGGAATGGTGGTCAAAATAAGGAAAGTAACCAAGCGAATCCCGCAATTCCCCCTCAAGGTACACCAGGAAATGCTGGCGGTAGTGGCGGATTAATTTTATTTGAAAACTCACAGTAGGTAATTATGGCATATATTATATACACAAATGAAAATAAATTAGTTGGTATGGCAGATAATGATAGTGATAGAGACGACTACACAGGTATTGAACTTGTTAAAGCTATTACAATTTCAGATGCTGATTATTTAAAAGTAAAAAACACTGAAGCTATAATAGGTGATTATGATGCTGTTAATTCTCAACATACTGTTCAAGATATAGAGATTGTGCCTATAGAAAATGCTGATGGATTAAATAATCATTTAAAAAACATTAAATTTAGATTAAATTCTTTCTTAAAAATACCTGCAAACCAACCAAAACTTATATGGACCAGATGTAATGATTACCATACGTATCTTAATTCTTTAGATACAACTTCACTTACTTACCCAATTAATTCAACATGGGAAAAATATTGTAGTGATAATTCTATTGTATACATGAATTCTTTACAAATCTGTTAAAAAGTATATAAAAGGTTAATGCTTGAAAAAAAGATTGAGTTTCTTGTATCAAAAGAATATTTATCTTTTGCTAAAAAAGATAAAAGACTTTTGCCAGAGCCTATTAAATTTAACATTCCTGATTGGTTTAAAAATTTAAAACATGGTGTAAGGGACAGAACTGTAAAAGGTTGTTTTCCTTTTTTAGATGCTATTACATCAGGTTATCTACTTAAAATGCCAGTAGATTATTATTTTGAACATAATGTCTTAGACGAAGGTAAAAGAACTACTACTTATTCCAGTTCTTTGAGCGACTATAAGCTACACATTTTTAACGATGTTAACTTAAATAAAAGTGGTTTTGAAAAGCATCTGACAAAACAGTTAGGAAAACATTGTCCATTAGTTCACAAAAATTTAGATCTAGCAATTCATAAAATTATGAATCCATGGATTATAAAAACACCTCCTGGATATTCTTGTTTATTTGTACCCCCTTTGAATAATACCGATGATAGGTTTAGTATTATTTCAGGAATTGTAGATACGGATAAATTTGAAAACGAAATTAATTTTCCATTTATAATTAATGGTGATAAATACCCAGCCCTTAGAACAACATTAAGTTTGGGTACACCTTACGTTCAAGTAATACCTTTTAAAAGAGATAATTGGAAAATGTCTTTAAGTAGTATAGAATATGAAACAAATCAATTAAATAAAGCAGATTATTTTTTAAAAAAAATTATAAATCGATACAAATCAAATTGGTGGTCTAAAAAGTCATGGAAATAAAAAGAAGTTATTTAACAGATTACATTAAAGTTATTGATAACGTTATGCCACAAGCAACACTTGATGTTCTTTTAAGGGTTTGTAAAGGACGAAAAGAGTTTCAGGATGGAACAGTTATTGGAGGTAAAAAAAACCTTAGTCAATTAAATAAAAAAGTTAGAGATACAAAAATTTGGCATCCAAGAAATATTGGGGGAGGAGTTACAGAAGCACATTGGACATCTTTTTTAATATATAAATTTAACAAGTGCCTAAATGACTATAAAGAATCAGTACAAACAAGGGATGATGCAGCTGTTAAGGAATTGCAAATATTAAAATATACTCCTGGAGGACATTATAAAAAACATACGGATCACTCTAGTGTAACTCCAAGAACTTTTAGTTTAATTTATTTTTTAAATGATGATTTTGATGGTGGTGAATTTATGTTTATTGATCCCATTACTGGATTAGAGATGCAAATGGATAAATTAAAAAACAGAATGTTAATTTGGCCAAGTAATTTTATGTACCCTCATTTAGTAAAACCTGTTACAAAAGGTATAAGATATTCGGTGGTGTCATGGGCATTATAAGAAAAGATTTTAAATATAAAATAATTAAAAATTTTTTAACTAAAGAAGAAGTTAAATTATTAAATTCATATTGTGATATAAAACACAGAACAAATTTAAATACTTTTGAACTTAGTCCATGTAGTAATTTTGATACTGGTTTTTATGGTGACCCTGTAATGGAAAGTTTAATGTTAAATAAAAAAAATATACTGGAATCTGCAACAGGTAAAAAACTTTTACCAACTTATTCTTATTGGAGAATGTATACAAAATACGCAGACCTTAAAAAACATTCAGACAGACCATCTTGTGAAATTAGTGCTACTGTAAATATAGGTGGTGATATAGATTGGCCTATATTTATGGACGGTAAAAAGTTACATACGAAAGAGGGTGATGCATGTATTTATTTAGGGTGCGAAATAGAACATTGGAGAGAAGAATTTTTAGGAGACTGGTGTGCTCAAGTTTTTCTTCATTATGTTGATGCTGACGGCCCAAACAAAAAAAATCATTTGGATGGAAGATTATACTGGGGATTGGATAAAGAATGATATTTAAACAAGATCCTAAAACGGGTGCATGTGATATAGTTTTTTCAAAAGAAGAAATAGAAATTATTCAAAAAAAAGAAGAAATACATTTAAGCGCTGAATCTTTACGTCATTTTGGAAACTGTTTAATAAGGATGGTTGTAGAGTGGAACGATAATTTTGGAGACGGTATAAAAGAACTACCAACAAACATAACCTCTAAAGTAGTCGGAGAAGATCCAGATGATAAAAATAGAAAATAATTTTTTAGATAACGATACATTTTTTGATCTTCAAAATTCTGTAACTAGCGATAATTTTCCATGGTTTTTGCAACATGGTAAGGTTGAAGTTGGAGATGGTCAAAAACAATTTACGCACAATTTAATTAAAAATAAAGATGGCACACGTCTTTCAACTTCCTTTATGCCACTAATACTTACACCTATTATTACACAATTAAATATTAACACAGTCGTTCGTGCTAAATTAAATTTGACTTACAGAGAAAATGAAATTATTCCTAGTTTACCGCATATTGATATAGATATATATGATAAAAGTTTTACCAGTATATTTTATTTAAATACAAACAATGGTTACACTCAAATTGTAGGAGGAGAAAAAATAAAATCAATTCAAAATAGATTTGTCACTTTTCCTACAAATACCCCTCACTTTGGAACCACGCATACAGATACTGATTACAGAATAGTACTAAACTTAGTTTATACTCTGTAAGTAGACCTCTTTAATACTATAATAGCATGTTGTATAATAGCTTATGGCTTTAAATTTAATTAATATAAGACCAGGATTTAACAAGCAAATTACAGATACGGCTGCTGAAGGGCAATACGTAGACGGTGATTATGTTAGATTTCGTTATGGATTTCCTGAAAAAGTAGGAGGATGGTCTATGATTACACCGGACACTTTAGCCGGTGCCGTAAGAGCACAGCACCAATGGTCTGATTTAGATGGTAATAGATACATAGCACTTGGATCTCAAAGAGGATTATATATTTATTATGGAGGAGCGTATTACGATATTACTCCATTAGAGACAGCACAAACGGGAGGAACGTTTGATACTACAGACACCTCGCCAACGGTCACCGTAAACTTAGTTGGCCATAACATGATTGCAGGGGACTACTTTACTTTTACAAGTGTAACTCCACCAGTTGGTGCAGGATACACAGCAGCGAATTTTACTGATCAAACTTTTGAAGTAATCAGTGCAACGATTAATACTTTTACAATAACCATGGCAACTAATGCCGGAGTTACTGTTGCAGCGTCAGGTGCATGTACTATAAACAGATATGTTAAAGTAGGTCCTATTGGACAAACATTTGGTTTTGGATTTGGTACAGGATCTTACGGAGGAGCATCTGGACTTACTACAACTTTAAATGGTGCCATTGATGCTATTGTTACAACTATTACTTTAACTTCTACCACAGGTTTTCCAACAACAGGAGTTGTTAAAATAGATAATGAACTTATAAGTTTTACAGGAATTTCAACAAATGATTTAACAGGATGCACAAGAGCATACAATGGGACAACAGCCACTTCTCACGTGGATACTTCTGGGGTAGAATATTTTACTGCATGGGGTGCAGCTTCATTATCGTCTACTGTTAGATTAGATCCAGCTGATTGGAGTTTAGATAATTTTGGACAACAATTAACTGCTACTATATTAAATGGAAGAACGTTTATATGGCAACCTATAAATAATAATAATAATGCTTTATCTATAAGAGCAACTATTATGACAGGAGCACCTACTAGAACAGGTGTTTCAATAGTATCAGATACAGATAGACATTTCCTACATTTAGGAACAGAAGCAACGATTGGAGATACTTCAAGTTTTGATCCAATGTTAATAAGATTCTCAGACCAAGAAAATTACACCGATTATCAACCCACAAGTGTTAATACAGCAGGTACTTTTAGAATAGATGATGGAACACAAATCATAGGTGCAATAGGAGCAAAAGATTATATTTTAGTTTTAACGGATACCGCTGCCTATACTATGCAATATGTTGGAGCGCCTTATACTTTTAGTATTAGGAAGGTAGGATCTAATTGTGGTCTAATGAGTTCTCATTCAGTTGTTTTCGTAGATGGAGTAGTTTATTGGATGGATGACGCTGGTTCTTTTAATGCATATAATGGAACGGTTGTAAAAAATCCATGTTCAGTAGAAGATTTTGTATTTACTACAGCTAATCCGGGAGACTTAGGTTTTAACTATGATGCTGGAAGAATAACTTATGCTAGTCATAATTCATTGTTTAGTGAAATACATTGGTTTTATCCATCTTCCTCTGCTACTGAAATAGATAGATGTGTTACTTATAATTACGAAGAAAAAATTTGGTACACAAGTTCTTTGGATAGAACATCTTATACTGATGCTCATTTGTATGATAAACCTTTTGCTTCTTCTTTTAATACTACAGGAGTACCTACTTTTCCTATTATACAAGGAGTGACAAATACTTCTGGATCTGCTACATATTGGGAGCATGAAGTAGGAGTGGATCAAGTAGCTAACGGAGTAACTACATCAATTCAATCTTATATTGAAACAGGAGATTTTATGATTCATTTAGAAGGTGATGGGGAATTCTTTACTAAAGTAAGAAGATTTATACCTGATTTTCAAAGACTAGATGGAACTGCAACAGTTACTATTTTATTAAAAGACTATCCCTCAGATACCTCGGCTAGTTCTTCCTTAGGACCTTTTTCTGTAACATCAAGTACTCAAAAAATAGACACACGTGCTAGAGGAAGATCGGCTAGTTTAAAAATAGCTAATCTATCTAGTGGAGAGACTTGGAGATATGGAACTTTTAGAGCAGATATACAACCTGATGGTAGAAGATAATGGCTAAAGTAACTAATTTTATTCCAGAACCTAGTCCAGAC